GTAGTGTCAAGGATGTTTTCTGCCTCACCCTCTTCGTTTAACGCCTTTTCTTGTTTTTTAATACTACTCACCTCCTCCATTAACGTAACGTGTAATGAATGCACGCAAATTAACGCCGCTTGAAGAGCGGTTGCCCTTGGTCGTTAAGACCGACCATGATTTTTCCCATTCCGATATATGTCGCATGTTCTATTTCACAACTCTTACACACCAAGTACGGACCTTGTTGAATCCAGTTATGATTCTCTTTAGGCTTGAACTCAAAGTCCGGCCTATTAAAATCCAATACTTCCGTAGCTGACTCATCCTTCTCTTCCTCCTCATTCATTAACCCTCTCGGTTGCTTCTTTGGCATCTGTAACTTTCGTAATAATCCTATTGATAACTTCCTTGGCCATATTCACAACTACCGTATTCTTGCCAATCTCTTCAAAGGTTGCTCCACTGGCTATGGCCGTTGCATTGACACTATCCAAATCCTTTAATAGTCCTTGTATAAACTCCTCTAATACCACCCAGCCTTTAGTCTCCGATAGCGTTGATAGTGCCCTTTCCTCGTCGCTCGCACCTATCTTCTCAGCTTCCTTATCTTTCTTAGATGGTAAGTTAAAGAAGCTAGGCTTTAATGCCTGAGCCTTCATGCTATTCCTTTCATAGGATTAGGTTGTTCAGTGGGTGGCATCTGGGGCATTTGTTGATTAGGCTGTCCCGGTTGAGGAGGAGCACCCTGCTCTGTGGGGATTTGGTTCATATTCTGTTGGCCGGCCTGCATCTGGGCAACGATACTCTTAAACTGCTCATTCCCCTGCTGAATGGTGTTATCTACTTTCTCCTTGTCGGTCATCTCTTCCAATATCTTGTCCCAGTCCTGAATGCCTGATTGGGAGATTATTCTCTTAACTGCTTCACCGAAGTGGAAGTTATAGCCATCGGTCTGGACAAACATGGTCAAGTTCTCCTGTTGAGTCTTCTGGTCATTGACATAGGTGGAGCCAGAGATAATCTCATAATCGTATAGGGTTGAACCAGTCTGACTCTTTTTAATCGTTACCTTGCCTGTTTTCTCATCATACATCTCCCGAATCTCGGGATAGCTTCTCTCCAACTCTTTTAACTCTTCATCAAATAAGCGGATGGTGATGGCACTCGATTGGCGTTTACCAATTAGGTTAACCATCTTCTTCATAATCTTTTTAAGGAATTGCTCCATGAAGAATCTGTCGGCATTGTCTCGGGTGTTCTCTTTTTGGGCCTGCATCTGCAAGGCTCTGGGTGTCTTGCCAGCTGTTACATCAGTTTGCTGGGTAACTGTCGTATCTGTCGTGCCGAACATGTTTAATAGTGCCGCGTTAGCCATGTTTTGCGTGTTATTAAAGGTAGCTATGCCTTGCGGTGTCAAGTTAATAGTTGAAGCGGCATTCTGTACTGGCCCCTGACCGCTTCTCATCATCCATTTGGCTGCAGGCATATATCTTATAGAGCTGTCAGCCGCTACTTGATCCAGTTGCTATTGACCACCTGTTGCATACTTCCGGCTCTCTCCATGTCTCCCATGCCCATAAAGTCATCTAGTAAAGGAATAGAATACTTGCAATCTATGGGAAGTTCGCCGTTATCGTGCGGGTTGTCTATGTCGCGCATGATTTCATCAGCATCTACTACTAAATCAACCCACCTATCTCTCTCAAATTGGCTCAAAACCTCAAAATACCCCTTACCTTTGGCAACTTCTTTGTTTGGATACTCGGTTTCCTCTCTCTTTGATAGGTTATCCGAGTCTCTATCTTGCTTTGAGCCGCTTTTATCCTTTAACTTCTCAATAATCTTTGGTAGGTTCTTGAAGTTCTTTTGTTTCTCCAAGTTCTCGAAGAAGGATAATGGCCTCCATGACCTGACTATGACATAATCACTATCTTCTAATGAGACTGCGCCTACTTGGTGAAAGACATCCCTAATGTTTAAGAGCCACAAGTCGGGCCCCATATAACCATTTGGTTTAACATCCCAATCAGTTAAGGTAAAGAAGTTGCCGTATATATTAGAGTACAAATCAACCATCCGTAGTTTAGTTAAGAAGTCAAATTGGGCGTTAGCGTTGATTGAAACATACTTCTCTAGTATCAAATTCATTAAAGAGGATGCGCCTATATCGTTCTTGCTTATGGGTTTAACCTTGCCAGTGGGTAGTTGAGCCATGACTCTATAAGCACGTTCTAGGACCAATGTAGAAAGTTTGGGGTCAAAGACTTGGTTAGGCGTCTCCAAAGATACAGCGTCGTTTAATTGATTGTGGAATAGTTCTTCAGCCTTATCCCACATATCACGCTTGGTACTAAGTGAGTTGAAAGCTGTCTCTTTTCTTGTAAGTATTTCTTCTTTGATTGCCATAAAAAAAGCTCCCGACCCTTTCGGGGGGAGCCATCTCCTTGGACGCCCAAGATATTAGCTGACGTATACTAACATACTGGGTCAACTTATATCAATATCTCTTGCGTCTATTCTTCACAATATTGAGGGTAGTGATGTCGGCTACACCATCAACGACATTAAAATTAACCGTTATCTGGCCGTAAGGCATCTTATTTACTTCGTTCGTGAGGATGAGATGCAACGGTAAGTTCCGTGTAAGTAACCGATTTAAGTCTGAGGTATTCGTTGATGTTGACATATTCTACAACTGTTAAATCGCTGATGTTGCCTTTATCTATTCTTAAGGTAAAGGTCATCTGGCCATTCTTTCTCTTGGCTATTTCCTGTTCAATGTCTAAGTGTGCCGGGACATTTATTTCCTTTATCTTTAGCTCGTAATCCATTAAGACTCCCTTGGGAACTTTCTTGCTTTATACCTTCTAACAACTTCGTAATAGTGCCCATTAACAATCCATATATGTTTTGAATGATTCTTCTTAGACAGAATTGCGTCCATTGTATTCCAATAATCATGCAAGACCTTTTCTCGTAGCCAATCTCTAATCCGTTTCATATAACCTCCTTTCATATCTCACTAACCCACTTAGTGTCATCAGGTAGTTCTATGTCAGGTTCTAGCTTCTTGTAACTCACTGCAAAGTACCTTAGGGCATCCATAGCATGATCGTTGGCCTTCTCAGGTACATCCAGCTCATTTAAGTCTTGGGCTTGCGTAACGCTCTTTTCTTTCCAGCGGTAGGTTTCAAATTCTCTAATAAGATTGACGCACGAGGAGAAAACAAATAAAGACGGGTTACCGGATGTGATTTCTTTAATATTTTGGACAATATGTCCTGGAACTTGCTTGAGTTTCTCACTAACTTTCTCGATTCCAAATCTGACCCATGAGTTGAAGTTCGTCCCCGTTTCTTTGTTAGCCGGGGTGATGTAGATACCTCTTTGAGCGAATTCTTGAATCCACTGTGCACCACTGGGATCCCCATAGGTAGAAACGACCTTTCTAGAGAGTGGGTGGGCATTAATTTGTCCAGCGTGATAATCAATAGTCTCTCCTGTTTGGTAGTGCTCCCTAACACAGAATATGTTTTCATCTGAATCAACCGCAAACCATAGGCATGCAGTAGGGTTCGTAGAGCCGAAGTCAATTCCTCGGTAGATACTCCAGTTGTCAGGTATGTCGAATGGTTCGATAACATGAACTTCTCTTTGGAACTCCTTGTAAACAAGGCCATAAAATTGTTTGAAATCTGCCAGATACTCTGTTGCAAATGCTTCAGGAGTTCTTTCCTCCTTCTTCTTCTCAATCCAGTCTTTATCGAGGTATGGGTTTTCATAACTTGTAAATTTCCAGCTTTTCCATAAATCATTTTCAGTTAGTCCTTTATCGTACATTCCCTTAAAATGGTTATAACCCATTGGTGTACTGATAAAGAGAGCTTTACCCTTCCTGAATGCTAAGGTTGGCTCTAGTATTTGCCCCCATGCGTATTCCCAGTTTCGCATAAAGGCTACTTCGTCAATTACTAATAAGTCAAACTGCTGTCCCCTGGCTGTTTCGACATTCTCAAAACCTCTAAGTGTAATCCTGCTCTCTCCGTCGTCTTGCGTTTTAATGTAGAGTTCAAGCCTCGACTCATTTGGTTGCCTGGAAAATGCCGATCTAGCAAAGTCCTTAAGCATATTCCAAGCAATGTTTCTAGCTTGGTCATATGTAGTCGCAAAATAAGCAATTTCCCTTCCGCCTTTAGCATAAGCACATGCAACCATTTCCAGAACGGCGAGGGTTGTCTTTCCCCACTGCCTACCACAACATACGACTCGGTAATCGTGATTGTCATTCGCTACTATCGCTTGTGTCGGGTGTAATTTCATACTTGGTCATTAACTCGTTAGGCAGAACCAGTATCTTGGTTTCTACCTTTATACCTTCGCCCTTATCAATAAAATCTGGATGTCGCTTTCTAAGGTAGAACTGTATATCGCTTGAAGAACCATCGGCTATCTTCTGGATTAGGGCATCTCTAACATCATCATTTAAGTCCCATTCTGCATCTTGTATTGCTTGGTTAAATTCCTTGTCTTTCTTGAGCCATTCATAAAAGGTTTTCCTCTCTATATCAACCGTTCTACACATATCCGAAATATGTCCTCTTGTTTGTGTCCACAACTCTACAAGTCGAGCCTTCTTAATTGCCTGTTTTGTAGTAATCTGTTTATCTGACTTAGTTATATCTTTCTTCATCTACTTCTCTTTCTTCTTTCCTCCCTTCAAATAATTTCTTTAGGTTTGTTCTAATTTCTTGTAAGGCTAAATTCCAACCAGCTTTAAGACCCTTGGCCTTATCACTTACATAGGACTCTTTGTCCTTCTCTGGTATAGCCTTCATTACTTGGGTTTCTAGTTTCTTTCTTTCTTCTTTTAAGGCTTTTGGTAAAAGAAATTCCCTAATCCACATTTTAATATTAGTGAGTGCTTCTTGTGGGTAATTTATTACTTCAAGGTCGTTCCATAAACTATCTAAATCTTTCTCCCACTCTTTTAATTTATCTTTTTGGGTTGTCATATTCCGAAATACAACTTATTAAATTTATAAACCACTCGAAATATGCGTGTCATTTAATTCGCCCCCTTCCACTTGCTTAATTGCTCGTATATTTCTTCTAGTTCCCAAGTTTTCCAAGGCCCATCATGATGAGTCTTGGCTAGTTTGTGCAATTTGTCTAGTTTTTTCCGACCCCAAATCTCTATAAAGTAATTAGTTAAAGGATAGGAGTCATGCTCATGGTTAAAATTACAGGTATGACA